ATGACAGTAGACGAACTAGTAGCAGACTTAGGAATGCTTGGCCAAGAACTCTCAGACCCTCAGTCCTTATTGACTGAGATAGCAGAGCCTATTGTAGCTGAGATGAAACGTAGAGCACCGGTAGACACTGGCGCCTTGCGTAACTCTATTGGCTATGAGATCAACGGGACCGAGCTTAGCTTTGACATGTTATACTATGGTATGTTTCAGAACTACGGTGTGAAAGGTACTGATGACGACAGAGGACTACCAGTTCCATTTGGCTTACTGCCACCTAGAGTTGGTGATCGCTATTCATTTACTAAGAGGAGGTTCGGGCTAAGACCACAGACCTTCTTTAACTATGATACAATAACAAATACAATAACAGACGGTATAGCAGACTTTACCGCAGACTTTTAAACTATGGCACTATCAACAACACAAACACCCTATAGACCATTTGATATGGCATACGGTGCAAACGTAATAACACTAACAGGTATTACACCTTCACAACAGAAGTATGCCTTACAGGTTACTGTAGTGGGTCAAACATCACCGATTGCAGATATTAGACAATCGCCTAATAGATATGCAGCAGCTATCTTTGATATACAGAATATCTTACAGACACAGGTACAGCCTACTATTAATAATGTAGATGGACTACACTATGTCTCTAGTGGATTTGCAGCACAGAATACAAGAATGCAGATAGCCAATGGAGAACTAGTACAATACCAGATCGCATATACCACAGAGACTAACGGGCAATTAGACGCACCATTTGTAGTCTCACCTATAATATACACAACACTCGGAGGTAGTAAAGAGTATTGGCAAGTACCCTATGATGAAGGTGCAGAGTTTATACCTATTGTAGATGCTGATGCAAGTGGATGTACCGATATTAACTATTGGGCTAGACCACTCTCAGATAACGAATTTACTATCTCTGACCAAGATACAGGAGATGACTTCCTTACGGCCAACGGAGGTTACTCTTCACCAGGTGGTATTGATGTTCACAATGTTTATAGTGATGATCAATGTACTAAATCTTTTTGGCAGACCCCATTTAGAATCTCATCACCCTATGCACCTAACACAGCGGTACAGGGTATCGAGGGTTTTTGGATACTGCAATGTAATGCTGCAGGTAATGTACAAGGTACTAACTTCTTGCCTAATACTCAATCGAGTGGAGGTGGACCTAACGTATCATTAGGACAGGGACTCATACCATCTGGTAACTTTAATACTATTACCCTAGCAACAGGACCTGCTAACTTTCCACTAGGTAATCTATTATCAACGACTACTCACTATTATATAGTGCCAGTACTCTATAGCCCAGTAGCATGTTCACCAGATCCACAAGCACAGGCTAATGTGATGCAAGAGTCAGCATGGAGAACACAGAGGTATAACATCTTAGATAAACCTTGTAATGATTATCCGCATGTACAGTTTGCCTGGTTAAACTCAGAGGGCTTCAGAGATCAATTTACATTTACTAAAAGAAATGAGAAGAAGATAAATACTACTAGGAATAACTTTCTTAAAGAGGCGGCCGATTACAATGACACTAGATATGCAGTTGATAAGCAATCAAGAGGTTTCACAACCTACTCACAGACTATTAAAGAAGACTGGACTGCTACCTCAGGGTATATGAATGACAAGGAAGCGGCTAACCTAGAGTATATGTTTAGATCACCACAAGTTAATGTAAGGTTCTCTACTGGTGAATACGCAAACCAGTGGTTACCTATTAATCTTATTAGTAGTTCATACACTGAGAAGACTTATAGAAAAGACAGGTTATTCCAATATACAGTTAACTATAAGTTAGCTAACAATATCAAATCACAAAGAGGATAAGACATGATACAACTTAAGGTTTACAAAACAAAAGGAGATAGCAGTACAGCTCTCTTCTTAGATCTATATGACACTGAGCCAATTAAGTTGACTCTGTCTATTGAAGACATTACACAGGCTGATGCTACTTCGGTATTCTCTAAGACGTTTAGAGTTCCTGCTACCAGACATAACAACGACTTCTTTGAGAATGCGTATGAGGTAGACGGGATTGATTTTGATGTAACCCTAAAGAACTACGCAGAGATCTTAGTAGATGGCGCTGAGTTTAGAGAGGGTCATGTTAGACTACAAAGAATCTTTAGGAATCAAGACCTAGATCGTATAGACTACGAGTTACTGTTCTTAGGTGAGACCAGAGACTTTAGTAGTACAATTGCTGAGAAGACTCTGTGTGAATTAACAATGACAGACTTTAATTGGGCTGGCCTACCACAGAATTATACTAACGCTTCTGACTTTGGTAGCGCACCCTTAGTACCTGGAGGACCCACATCAAATACACAATTTACATATGCAGATATAACTAGTAGTTGGCAAGCATACCCTGAGAGTGCATCTATAACCGCAGGCTATGCAGACGGAGATCTTTTATTTCCTTTAATAGATCATGGTAATACTTACACAGGTGCACAATCAACTACTGATGGAGATCCTGATCAGGGTCGTATTGCATTAGGACCAGCAACTGTTGGTAGTAGATCTTTTACACACTCTGCTAACTCACTGGCTACAACAAGACTGAAACCAATGATTAGGGCTAAGAGAGTCTTAGATCAAATCTTTCAAGATGTTGGTTATACTTATTCATCTAACTTCTTAAACTCTGATCTGTTTTATCAAATGTACATTAGTGCCTTTGGTAATAATGAGTCTGTAGGAATGGAGATCGGTCAAATAACTGGAACTAACTTTAGTTCATCAGAGACTACACCTGGTTTTAATTCTATTCCAGCTTACATGTATAACAGTAATGTTACTGCAAATACTAGTGGTAACTATACAGTTAATGCACCAGTAATAGGTTCTTACTTTACATGTCCAGCAGGAGCTTCAACTGGATTAGGAGGTAACTTCTATGTTATGTCAGCTGAAGCACAAATGAATGGAGAAATAGAAAATTCAAATGGACCTAATACAACTATACCTTGTTTCATAAAGCTGGTTGTTGTTGATCAACCAGGCGGTAATATCTTACAGACATTAGCAACTGGTAATTTTGCAGGTAGTATGAGTACTTCAACAATTAACTGGGATTCACGTAATGGTGGATATCAGCCACTAGCAGGAGATATTATACAAGTATTCTGTGATAGTTCTGCTGGACAAGCATTAGATATTGATGAAGTAGATAATACTTTTTGGAATTGTACTGCAGCTCCTGGTTCTTATTACGCACCCGCTGATTTAGATTGTGAACACAAACAAATAGATTACGTTAAGGATATACTTACTATGTTTAGACTAGTAATGCAACCTGATAACAAGAGACCTAATAACTTTATTATAGAACCATGGCAAGAGTTTATTGGTAGTGGTGTTACATACGACTGGTCTCATAAACTAGTAGAGGATATGGACTCTGTCTTAGAGCCTCTGTTTAATACACAGTCGGCTACGATAGAATTCTCTAAAGCAGAAGATGAAGATTACATTAACAAATTTCACCAAGATAATAATAAACATGCTTACGGTTACTTACAGTTTAATTCTGCTAATGAGTTACTAAAAGGTACTCGTAAGATAGATGTAAAAGGAATTGCACCAACACCTATAGATCAAATAGCTGGAACTCCTGGAACATCTCTAATACCACAGTGGGTTATTCCACAAATATTAGAACATGACGATGACACCGCAGCTAATGAGCACGTACCTATTAAACCTAAAACTAGATTCTTATTCTATAATGGATTAGAAACTACTACTGGCGTACTATGGTATCTGAACAATGATAGTGGTACGGCTACTTCACAAACTAGTTGGCCATTAGTTAGTCCTTATGAGAATTGGCCAGTACAACAGACATCGCTAAACTTAAATTTCTCTAACGACACTAGATATTATATTAATCCAACACCCGGAGCAGGTTACTTTGAGCAAGGTAGTACTTTATTCGATTCATACTGGTCACGTTATATTTCATCACTATATAATAAGTCTAGTAGAAGACTAACCGCTAAATTTATCTTAAACAATGTAGATCTACAAGATCTTACATTCGACGATGTTATCTTTGTCAACGGTAAGTACTATAGACCTGAAAAGATTATAGATGCACAAGTAGGTGCTGAGACTGTAGTAACATGTCAACTAATTACTCTTAATGATCAGAGACCTATATGGTTAGACGAGCCACTTACAGGATTCTCTGTAGTGGCTTCTAATACATCTTGTCTTGGTCAAGAGGGTGAAATACAAATAACTACTAACGGTACGCCAGCGTTCACGTGGGAGCTAGATACGAGTGGAGCTCAAGGTACTGTAAACCCTACAGGTAGTGCACCATTTACTTTTACAATAGCTGCACCAGTAGGTGTTGATACACTTACAGTAACTGATTCACTTGGTAGAGTTGCAGTAGTACAAGTTAGCGTACCTGCAAGTACAGCGTCGCCAGTGACTAGTACAAATACTCAAGTCAATCCTACAGTCTGTACTGAA